TTGAACCGACGCAGCACCAAAAACAAAAGGAATCTCATATCTCGTCCAAGTGTTATCAGTCTTTATTTTAACTAAATATCCACTAGAGCAAGCTGTAGCGTAAGAAGCATCATCAACCCTCAAGCACAACTCTAAATCAGCTATACCTGTGGCTTTGACCCACACAGTCATTAACCCAGCTTTGCCATCTAAATCTGTCCTAGCAAACGAATCCCGAACATAAAGATCGGCTGAGCTAAGCGATGAGAAAACATTTTTGTAGTATTTTTCATTAAAAGGAGAATATAGATTTTCATTTACAATGTATGAAGGATAGGTAACAGTACCGCCTGTTAAGAAATCAGGAGCCAACTCGGATGCCTCAAAACTAGCATCTTCGACAAAGTTAATACCTGAGCCACCAGCACCACCGGCACCGCCAATTGTGCCCCATTCATCATCGTTATAGCCCTCAAATTGATTTAAATCTGAGTTGTGACGAATCATACCATTAACAGGCGTTCCGCTTCTCTGAGCAGTTGTGCCACTCGCTACGGCGATTTGACCTGTACCACTCATCAATATATCTGAGCTAAATGTTTTAACACCTGCAATTGTTTCAGCTGAAACTAGATCAACATAATTTCTAGAAGATGAACCTGTCCCCCCATTCGCTATTGGCAATATTCCCGATATCTCAGAGGTTAAATTAATAAACTCTTGGTTAGACAAAACCCCAGACGTAAGTTTGACAAAACCACTACCAGACCCAAGGACAATGTCTCCAGTTCCGTTTGGGGTGATAGTAAAGTCACCATCAGCAACCGATGCCGTTACAGTATCAACCTTTAATGTCTTAGCATTTACGCCAAAACTTATAAAAATTAACGCTAATAATAAACTAAGCTTCAAAGCTAGCATTCTCAACCCAGTTACCGTCTTCATAAATTTTCACCTTATTAATTGTTGTATTATAATATGCATCACCGTCTTGAGCAGTCCCTTCAGCCGTTACATAAGCCGCATCATCAGCGTACTTAGAAAAACTTGAACTCTCTATACCTACTGGCGAAGGAGCTGTTGAACTTGTAAAGCCGTCTGCAAAATCAAATATTTTTATACTCATCTTGTTAAGTCCTCTCTTGCATTTTCATATATTAAAAAATCAAAGGGTTTATCTACATATCTAACCGAAGCATCCACTTCCTCGTTAAAAACACTTATATAAGACTTAAGCCATCCCATAAAACTAGTATCAGAATAAGTATAAGAAGCTGACGATAAAACCAATTCATAAGAACCTTTTTTCAATGGTAGCGAAAAGTTTAGTGCTTTGTATAGGTATGCATAGTCGTTTGATGTTGTTAGATCTGCTTTTATGTCTGCGCTAGTAAAGTCGGCACTTGCCAAGGTATCCCCAGACTTCTTTATTGACAGTGTAAAAGTTCCACTTGGTGCGTTAAACATGAGAAGCTTAATTTTTAAACCAGCAAAATGATAGATACGATCATAGCTTAGATTTATAGTCTGAGATAATGTAGTAATAAGCTCATCGCAAACAAGTGTCGTCATTTAGCCTCGATAATATCTAGTGAAGTATTATAGTAACCACTACTTATATTTACAAAGCTAGGCTCTGTTGAGAAATAATAAAGTCCGTTGTATCTATCATCATTATTGGATAGTGAAGCTGTCTCAAGATCAAAGTAAATAAAGAAAGGTTTAACCGTTCTATTAACATCGAATACAGAAAATATTTTATCCATCTCATCTTTGTCCATAATCTGAAAAGAAAGCCCTGATATTTGTTTCTGCGTTCCAATATCATCTATAAACTTTTGACCAAAACGATTAACAGACTGCTTAGATAAATCTTTATTCTTGTAAGCCCAATTATAGCTAACGCCATTGGTAGGTATCTCTGTCGCAGCACCTAAAAACATTTTAGATATTTCACAGTAACCAAGTGTGGAAGTTAAAACAATCCTCCAGAACCTATAAGACTGAGAAGATGAAAACTTTTTAATACTTACTCCGAACTTAGTATCTAATGATGCGGCGGTTGTAAACGCTGGAGAACCCCATGAGTCCGTACCGTTCGCTTCTATGGTTACCGAAGTTACACCGAAACCATTTTGCCAGTTATCTACAATTGCAAAGTGATCAACAGACTCAGCAGTTCCAAAATCTATTACGATATTGTCGCTATTACTCGTAGATCTATAGGCCTTTGTCCTATGATCCACGTTTATATTTGAGATAGGATATTGAGCGTTGACCGTAGAAGGCGTAATAACTGCGCTATCTATTAAATTATTTGATAAGAATTTTAAGCTCATTGAAATCCTTCCAATTTTTGGTTTCTTACAGATCGAGCAACTTCTCTCTCATCTATTTGAACTATACTAGTAACTTCTATTACCTGTGGCATACCATTCCCACTAGATTTATTGTCTGCTATATCGAAAAGAGTTTTTTGCTGATTAGAATTTAGTATCATCTCTCCAGTTCTTACGCTTGCAGTTGTATTATCACCGCCGTTAGTTGCACCATTAAAACCACCAACTACACCACCGGTAGCAAACTTCTGCATTTGAGCTAATTGAGCAGCCTGAGCAGCCCCAGCAATACCGGCAAAAATAGCACCTAAGACTGGACCACCTGTAGCAGTACCAAACTTAAATGAAGATGCGATCGCTGGAGGCGTTGCTTGTGCAATTTGTAATAACCCAGCAGCCTTTCCAATTGCAGCTAATGCGTCATTCTCGCTATTCGCAAGAGACCTAGCCGCACCAAAGAAAGCAGCTCTATCTCTAAGGTTTTGAGCATCAAGTTCAGCCTTTGTTTTAACTTTATTTTTCTCTACTGCTATCTCTTTATTAGACCTTGCAATTGAGTTTGCTAAACCTTGGTTTTCTACATCTGTTATCGCTTTGTTTTTTGCCAACGCTGCGTTAAGTTCTATATTTGCTTTATTATCGTTAAACTCTTGTAGCTTTAGGAGCACAGCTTCTCGTTGCTCACCACCAAGTTCATCATCAAGCAATAAAGTCTCTTGTTCTTTTATCTTCTTATTTTCTTCTAGTAATGCAAGTTGCGCTTCAAACTGTGCTCGAGAAGCTAGCACTTTTTCATTAGTTTTCACTTCAGCCACGACTCTTGGGCTTGCATCAACATCAAATTCAGCCTGAGCGGGCGCGGGCGCAGCTCCTTGAGTAACAAATTCTGACCTTCCAAATACAGCGTCATTTATAGCATCTAGGGCGTTTGCGTTTGCAACCCTAGACTCAACTAAGTTTTTTTCAAGACTGGTAACTTCAGCGATCTTTGCTTCATATAACTTAACACCAGCCTTAGCCTCATCAAGGTCACCGAGTAAGAAGTCTGGCAAATTAAAAGCGTTTTCCTCAATAGAACTAGCCTCTAACCTTAAAGCACTTAATTCCTTTCTAAGACCATCCAAACCTTGTTCTGCAAACTTAGAGTCTGCAGCGGTGTCGGTTAAGAATGCCACAACAGCATCAGATGCTTCAGCCAAAGCTGGTATAAATCTTTCGATAAAGTTTCTAGATACTGCGTCTAGGTTTGCGTTTAATACTTTGAATTTAAAGTCTACTGAGCTTTCTTTAAACTCTTCAAATGCTGAGTTTGCTGATCCAGCCTTACTAGAAAATTGCTCTAATGCTGAAGCGTAGTCTCTGGCACCATTAGCACCTAATGTCTGAGCCGCCTGGACAGCTTCAGTTGAGCCTAATAGCTTTAACAAAGCCCCTGATCCACCTCCTGTTCTTTTTTCTAGTCTAGCTAATACGACAGCCAAACCTTCAGTCTTAACAGCAGTTAAATCAAATCCAGCGCCTAGTATTTTACCGTTACGTGCAAGACCTGTAAATAATGCATTGACTCGAGTTACAGCAACAGCCGTATCAAATCCTCGAGTTGTTAGTGTTGCTACTGCTGCGTTCAAACCATCGAAAGTTACCCCTGCAGCCTTTGCCGCTGGGATTGCCTTACCAAGACTACTAGCAAGCTCATCAACAGTTGTTTTACCTAATCTTACGGCTGTGAATAAAGAATCACTTGCTTGTGTAGAGTTGAGATTTTCAGAGCCGTAAGAGTTTGTTGCCGAAGTAAGAATATTAATTGCAGAAGTAGTGTCACTTAGACCACCGACCGCGAGCTTATTGGCATCGTTTAAAAGATTATTTGCTTCTGTAGCATCAGTTACGCCAGCCGATATAACTTGGTAATAAGCTTTGGCTTGCTGAGTCGCATCGGTCCCGTAACTTTTACCAAGTTCTTCTAATTGCTTTATTTGTATTTGTGTTAGTTTTGTATTTTTTGGTAGTATTGTGTTTATTTCTGTTAATCCCTTTTGGAAAGAGATAGCAGAATCAAAACCCTCACTGAGGCTATTTGTTAAGAAGCCAATAGCTTTTCCAGCTGCATTGGCTGCAAGATTTCCAGCAAAAGAAGCAAAAGCTCTGTCAACTCTAGTTACTTTCTTTGTTGTTGTATCAGCAAAATCGTCTACACCTCTATTGAGTTTACTTAAAGCCCTTAGAGCTTCTCTCTCCTCAATACTAATCTCAACGGTTACTTTTTCTGATGCCATTATTTGCAGCCTGTTTTTCTCTTTCGGTTTCTTTTTCTCTTAGTAAATTATGCACTAACGACATGACTTCGACAAACTTAGCCGGTTGATTCATTAGTGAACCTTCAAATGGTAGCAAGCCTTTTTCATATTGTGGATAATAATTAATTATGTCAGCCCAAAAACCATTGTAATAATTCCCGACACATTTAGTATAAAGTATTTTAGGGTTTCCGATATTGCAACCATCAGGTCTATATTCGTGCCGTGGCTTATCAGCAAAGTAGTTGCAAGCCATATGCATTCTATGCTTAGTCCACTTGTCACCGTCAGATCTATATTTGCGCTTACAGTCACCGCACCTATATTTAGGCTCAGTCAAAGTCATAAAAGTACTTGTTATTTCAGCGTAATCTTTACTTGTAAGCGTTGAAATAGATTTTATAAACTCAAATAAATATTGTACTACTGGGCAACTAGAACCTCCGGTGACCTTTACTTTCCCCCTGGAACAACCTCAAGAGTTACACCTTCCATCTTTTCGCCTGTCTCCAAATCGGTAAGTTCTTTTATCCCGTTTAGTAACTGCCAAGCAGAAGTCGTAAGCTTAGTTCTTTGGTCTAGACTTAGTATCTCGCTCACACAATCTTCTGTTAACTGATCGCCGTCAAATTCTAGTTCATAAGGCACGTCATTATATCCCGTCAAACCTTCAACGTTTTTTACAGCATGTTTAATATATAGAGCCTGAGCACCTGATAGGTCATAATGCTCTTCTCCGTTTTTTATTGTAGTACAGTTGGATAGGCTTAATTTGTGAAATCTATTCAATGGGGCGAGCGTAAATATAACGCCACCAATATCAAGCTTAATTCTATCTGATAATCTCAAGATCTTATTACTCATTTAATCCTCCACGGTTAACCAAAATAGTATACATAAAAAAAGCCTCAGACAAGTCCAAGGCTCTTTAGTATTAAATTTTGTTAGTTTCTAGATAAATCCCAGGTAAACAGAGTCATTACCTAGATTCTTATGAGCTTTAATCTCAACCGATTCTGCAACAATTCCGTCAGTGTCTGCTACTGGGGATGCTGTGATTTTACCCTGTGGTAACCAAAAAGCAACGATCTCGCTAAACTCACCAGCTGTACTTGATGGATTATAAGCATAAGTGAAAACGCTTACATTAGTATTCGTATTAAACTTATCCCATGTAGCAGCCGTTGAATCGTCTTGCATGTATGGATTGAAAGTGAACGATGTAGCTTGATCCGTTATTCTAGAACCAATCCTTCCATCAGCATCGCATGCGTCTTGAATATAGTTGATTGTGTTCTCTATAGATAAAGAAGCTTCCGTATATGCTAGTTTTGCACCTGACAAGTAAACACAAGCCGACAAGGTAACCGGTGGCAATGCATCGGCTGTAAAGACTGGAGCGAAAGAAGCATTTTCGTCAACTCTGGCAATATCTAAACCTTGTAGTCCAAATTCCATTTGCGGTAATTGACCTACTGTAAAATTATTAATTGATCCACTTGCAGCTCTTAACCCTCTTACTTTTTGCTTGATTGCATTATTACCTAAGTTGTGCTCAGCACTAAATGCTATAGCGTTCGCAGTATCAGAGTAGTAAGTTGTAACCTGAGCAACAATAACTTCACTTGCTGGAGCACCATTCTCAAGAGCGAAAGCTAGTGTTATTGATTCGTCAGCAGTAATTGCTACAATTGGTCTGCACTCAAAAGCCCCTGCCTCTTTAACGAGAATTATATCCCCGATACTAAAAACTGATGTGTCTGCAAAATAAATAATCGTATCGGTATGAGTCGCAGCGTCACTTGTTTGACCTGAGAGTATTTGTCTCTTACCACCAAGTAAAGATCTAAGTAAGACATCCAAACTCTGGGGAGCATCACCCTCTGTAGCGCTAGCTTTAAGCTCAACCCCGACAGTTCCACTCGCCTCGGCAATACCAACTCTAGAAGCTTCAGCCTCAACGGTCCCACCTAGCGTATTTCTAGTAAGTTCTTCTCTTGTTTTATTAAATTCTGCGCCCTCTAGAACTTCTATATAATCAGTTCCAGAAGCCGGAACTATATATGTGCCTTCAGTTGACTCGGGCATTAGCGCCACGGTTGACTCGTTAGTTACTATTCCAATTGCCATTATAACCCTCTCTAGTTAGTTGTTTGTTTTCTAAATTTTACGACGAAATTTACCCTTAAGGCAACACCGCCCTTTTCTATTTTCTCTGGAGCGTCGTGAGATATACTACTCACTAGCAAAACATTTGCGTTATTTAATTTCTTTTGGAATACATTTACATCTATAGCCTCTAATTGATCATGCAAATCGCTGATTACAACCCTTTCAGATTCATCGCTAGACTTATTAACATAGCTACGAGTTAATATAACAAAGAAGTTAAAGTCGAATGTAATAGCTTTATTAGTACCCGACACGGTGTCTCCAGCATCAACACCAACTCCGTATCGCTTGTCTATACTCTTAGAGTTATTAGCCTCTAGATCGTATATATACTCAAGCTCTTTATAATCGGAACCTAGTGTTGCTGCGACCTGAGCCTCTAATGATGTTAATATTGAACTTACACTCATCGTCTAATTAAACTCGCTGTATTTGAGGCTAATTCCTCAAATTGGTCAACCTTACCATCATCATCAACATCAACACTTAAGTAGAATGTCTTCATGGCTTTATTATATAAACTACGATAGCGGTCACTCTTTTGAATGTAAACATCGTCGGACTCATCAGATGCTTGAAACATAATCTTGGACATAGTTAAATATGTCGATGCTAGCTTAACTTGAGATATTTCCAGTAGATCAAAAGAAGTAATATCTTTAAGTTTACCAGTTGCAAAATCTTCTTTGTATCTTCCATCAGCTCTTAACTCTTGTATAATCTCATCTCTTGCAGCAGCGTGAGAAAGAATAAAAGACGCTTCACTTGGTGATTTATATTTCTCAATATCAAAAAACTCTCTCTTAAGATCTTGATCATCACTAAAAACTATATTAATTCCGTTGATAACCATCTCTGTAGTGTCGCCACTAAGCGTTA